AGGAAAAAGTTATGACTGAAGTAAATCACGATGAAATCCGTGAGGCAGCCGCTGAAGCAGCCAAGCGCGATTTCCAAAAGAATGCCAGCGAGATCATCAATCTTGCCGTTAAACACAACCGCCGTGACCTAGCCGATCAAGCTATTGGTGCTGGTCAGTCTGTTGCACAATTCCGCGCAACATTGCTTGACGCCATTGGCGAAGGCAAGCCATTAGAGCAGTCAGCCGGTGCGGTTGATATGTCAGAAAAAGAGCAGCGGTCATATTCATTCATCAAAGCTGTTCGCGGCTTGGTGAACGGTTCTGGCTTGCAGGGTCTTGAGCGTGAAGTTTCTGAGCAGATTGCAAAGAACAATGGCCGCGAAGCACGCGGTTTCTACGCACCAGACAGCTTTTGGGGCGGCAAGCGTGACCTGACTGTTGGCACAGCCACAGCCGGTGGTCACTTGGTCGGCACAGATCATCTTGGTGATCAGTTTGTTGATGCACTGCGTTCGCGCTTGGTGTTCAATGAGCTTGGCGCACGCTTTATGACTGGCCTTAAAGGCGATGTTGCTATTCCAAAGCTTGCAACTGGTGTTTCAGCCGGTTTCGTTGCTGAGAATGGCGCAACATCTGAAGTGAATGCTGTTTTCTCGCAGATCACAATGTCACCAAAGTCATTGGGTGCATTCACAGATATCAGCCGTTTGCTGATGATCCAGTCTGATCCATCTGTTGAGCAAATCATCCGCGATGACCTGTTGAACGCAATTGCTCAAAAGGTTGAAGATGTTGCTATCGAGGGCGGCGGTTCTAATGAGCCAACCGGCATCACCGGAACAGCCGGTATCGGTTCAGTCGCAATCGGAACCAACGGTGGCGATCTGACTTGGCAAGCAATCACTGATCTGGTCAAAGAAGTCGAAGTTGACAACGCTGCAATCAACGGCAACACCCTTGCCTATTTGACCAACCCGAAAGTTAAGTCACATATGGCTTCAACTTCAAAGGTTGCGTCAACTGACAGCGTAATGTTGCTGGATGCGCCTTGGAACAGCCTTTATGGTTATGACCTTGCGATCACCAACAACGTACCATCTGACCTGACAAAAGGCACACTGACCACTGCATCTGCAATGATCTACGGTGACTTCAGCCAGCTAATGATGGGCTTCTTCAGCACACCAGACATCTTGATCGACCCTTACACAGCCGGTTCGACAGGCGCGGTTCGCATCCGCGTTATGCAAGAACTCGACATTGCTGTTCGTCACGCACAGTCATTTGCTGCGTGCCTCGACATTGATGCCTAAATAACTAGCGGGGCGGCTCCGGTCGCCCTGCTTTTCCCATAGGGGTCTAATATGAAAATCAAATGCAAGCGCAATATTCTAATCGGCGGGAAAGCGTACGTTGTTGGCGATATTGTCGAAGTGACTGATAATGTGGGGCTTGATCTGGTCAACACTGGCAAGGTCGAAGTTTATGAAGAAAAGCAAGGCATCACTGATCGGGCTATTGGCCTAACAAAGAAATCAGCGGCCAGTCTTGTAAAGCGGAACACAAAGAAAAATGCCAAATAAATTGATTAAAATCACAACGATCAAAGACTGCCAAGCGGGATCAGTCGGTATTATGCTTGCCGGTGAAGACCACGATGTTCGCGCAGATGAGGCGAACAAGCTGATTGATCGCGGCTATGCAAAACTGTGGTCAGCTAAAAAGGCAAAGGCCGTTGAAGTGGATGCTGACTAATGGCTGTCGAAACCGCAAATGACCGCGCCATCTTTATTGGCGTTGATGATTTTGGGGTTACGGCAACCTATAACGGCGGCACAATCAATGGCATCTTTGACAACGATTTCGTTGAGGTTGACGCTGGTGGGGGCGTTGGCTTTGCATTACAGCAACCACGATTTGTTTGCCGCACCGCAGACGTATCCACAGCCGTTGAAGGCGACACTATCACGATCAACGCGGTGGCCTATACAATGCGGATTGTGCAAGATGACGGCACTGGTATGACCACGCTGGTTTTGGAGAAACAATAATGGCGCACGTTCGTCAGCAAATCCGCGACCAGATCGTGACAGCACTAACGGGATTGACCACAACCGGCAGCAATGTATTTCGCAGCCGTATCTTTCCGCTGGAACAGACAAAGCTTCCGGCATTGTGTATTTTTACCAAGAGCGAAGCCACCGAATTTGATACAATCACGCTGGCGCGTTCGGTAAATCGGGTTTTGGAAGTTGTTGTTGAGGCATATGTAATTGGCACAGCGAATTATGATAATGCGCTGGATGGAATTGCGGTTGAGGTTGAAGAAGCCATTGCCGCTGATGTAACGCTGAATAATCTGGCAAAAGATGCACAGGTTGTTGCGTTTGAAGCTGATTTTTCGGGTGACGGTGAACAGCCGGTGGCCGTTGGTCGGTTCACAATATCGGTGCAATATCGCACCAAAGAAAATGACGTTGAAACTGCCGTTTAGGAGATTAACCAATGGCGACTTTTAAAGGAAACGATGGGTCAGTCCTAATCGGCACTGACGTAATGGCTGAAGTGATCAGCTTTTCACTGGATGAAACCGCTGACACTATTGAAGACACAGTGATGGGTGACACAGCCAAAACATATGTGGCATCATTCAAGGATTTCACCGGTACTGTTGAAACCTATTTTGACGATACTGACACAGCGCAAACAAACTGCCGCGCTGGTGATAGCATCACTTTGAACTTGCAAATGGAAGGCAACACATCTGGCGATCACAAGCTGACAGGTTCAGCGATTGTCACTAGCTTTTCACTTGGTGTAACATCTGATGGCATCAACACCGCTACATACAGCTTTCAAGGCACTGGCGGCTTAACTGAAACAACCGTTTAAGGGGTAAATTATGGGTTTGGGAGAACAGATCGCCGCAAGGCGAAACCGCGACCGCAAGGTCATTAAAGTTGATGAGTGGGGCGAAGATGGTCAGCCATTGGTTATTTATTCTGGAGCCATTACCGCCGGAGACATTGACAAGCTGCAAAGAAAGCACAAAGACTTTCTGAACAATATGACGATCAGCGGAATGGTTGATCTGATTATTACCAAAGCTGAAGATGCTGATGGCAAGCGAATGTTTACGTTAGAAGACAAGATGCACCTAATGGGTGATAGCGTGGCCTTAATTGCTGATATTGCTGGGCAGATGTTTGGCGATGTTGAAAGCGTTGGGGATGCGGAAAAAAACTAAAGGGCGACCCGTTGAGGCTGAATATGCTGGCCTTGGCGGATCGCCTACACAAGACACAAGCCGAAATTGAAGAATTGACGCTGACAGAACTGAATGAATGGTTCGCATACTTTAAGGTGATCGAAGATGGCAAATCAAAATCTTAATTTTACCATCACCGCGAAAGACCTTACACGCGGCACGTTCCGCAAGTTAAACCAATCACTAGGGCTTGTTCGCAAAGCACTGTTCAACTTCAAGGTCGGTCTGACCGCTGTTGCTGGTGCGGCTGGTATTGGCTTGCTGGTCAAGTCATCACTGCAAAGCATCGACACGCTAGGCAAAACTGCCACAAAGCTGGGCGTCACCAGTCAAGCACTGCAAAAGCTGCGATATGCGTCTAATCTGGCTGGCGTTGAAACGCGCACGGTCGATATGGCGGTTCAGCGGTTTACGCGGCGGCTGTCTGAGGCTGCAAACGGCACTGGCGAAGCCAAAGATGCGTTGAAAGAACTTGGCCTTAACGCCAAAGAACTAGCTAAACAACCACTTGATAAGCAAATGCTAAAGCTGGCTGATGCGTTTGATAACGTGCAAAGCAGCGGCGATAAGGTGCGTTTGGCGTTTAAGTTGTTTGACAGTGAAGGCGTGGCGTTTGTAAACACGCTGGAAGGCGGCAGCGCAGCCCTGCGACAGATGTTCCAAGATGCTGAAGGGCTTGGCTTCATCCTGTCATCAAGCGCGGTCAAAGGCGTTGAAGAAGCCAATGACGCGATGATGAAGCTGGGAACAATGTTTGGCGGCGTGCGTGATCAATTGGTTGCAGCATTAGCACCGGCATTGCGCGTCATCGTTGATTTGATGCGAAACAAACTTGTTAAAGCTATTGAAACGGCTGGCGGGATCAAAAAGTTTGCAAAAGAATTGGCAATAGGTGTGATCAATCTAGTTGAAAGCATAGCAAAAGCCATTTATCGCTTTGGTGAAAGATCACAGCGCGTCATCTTCGGAATGGTTGACGCTGCGGCTGTTTTGTCATCGGTGTTTGCTAGGGATTTTGCTGATAGTATTGCGAAGTTTTCAAAGCAATTTGACAGGTTGCCTAAAACACTAAATGTCAGTTTGTTTGAAGATTTGCGGCAAGCGGTTCAAGGCACTTCCGATGCCGTTGGTTCTTTGAACGGGAATATGGAACAAGGCAATGAAACCGGCAAGACCTATCGCAAGCAGTTAATGGAATTGGCTGACAGCGCAAAAGACCTTCAAAAGAATATGGAAAGCGCAGCGGTGCGTGGTATCAAGTCGCTTGAAGATGCACTTGTTGACGTGACTATGGGAACAGCCAGCGCAAAAGATGCGTTTAAGTCTATGGCGCGGTCAATTATTAGCGATCTAATCCGCATCAATATTCAGAAAAACATCACAGCACCGCTTGCGGCTGGTATGGCTGGCGGTGGCAGCGGGTTGGTTAGTGGCATCGGCAGCTTTATCGGCGGCTTGTTTGGCTTTGGTGGCGGTAAAGCGATTGGTGGTGCTGTTCGTGGCGGTCAGTCTTATATGGTTGGCGAACGCGGCGCAGAAATGTTTGTGCCAAATCAAAGCGGGTCTATAGTGCCAAACAACAAGCTAGGCGGCGGCGGTGTAGTGGTCAACCAGACCATCAACCTATCGGCTGGCGTATCGCAAACAGTACGCGCTGAAGTGATTGGTATGTTGCCGCAAATACAAGAAGCATCAAAAGCGGCGGTGCTTGAAGCAAGACGGCGCGGCGGTTCATACGCAAGCGCATTTGGGGCATAGTTATGGCTGAAACTTATCCATTATCATTTCCAACGCAAACAGGGGTAGCGCGGGTTGAAATTACCGCAACTGACGTTGTTTCAATTAATCAAAGCCCGTTCACATTATCACAGCAAGTCGTTCGGCACGCTGGCGCACGCTGGTCGGCTATGATTGCGATCCCGCCGGTCAAGCGCGATGACAGTGAATATTGGAATGCTTTTTTGCTGCGGTTGCGCGGTCAGTTTGGCACGTTCTTGTTAGGCGATCCGAATGCAGCAACGCCACGCGGATCAGCGGCATCTGCGGCTGGCACGCCGGTTGTGAACGGTGCAAGTCAGACCGGCAATAATCTAAACATTGACGGTTTACCAGCATCGGTAACTGGCTATCTTTTGGCGGGTGATTATATCCAGCTTGGCAGTGCATCATCTGCACGCCTTTACAAAGTGCTGGAAAATGTAAGCACAAACGCCAGCGGTGAAGCCACGTTAAACCTGTGGCCGGATTTGCGGTCATCACCGGCTGATGGCGCGACTGTTGTGGTTAGTAATGCAAAAGGGCTGTTCCGTTTGGAAAGCAATGACGCAACGTGGTCGATCAATAATGCTGGGTTTTATTCAATCAGCTTTTCAGCGGTTGAAGCATTATGAGCCGCAGCGGTGTTCCATCCGAATTTGCGACCGATAGCTTTACCGGCTTTCTGGCGGCTGAACTTGAGTTTGACAGTGGCACGCTGCGGGTCTGGAACGGTTACGGCAATCTGACAATTGACGGCGACACCTATACCGGCGGCGGGTCAATAATCAAGGTTTCTGCTATCGAAGAAACTGCGGAAATTGGTGCAAAAGGCATTTCAATGACGCTTGATGGCATTTCCGCAAGCATCTTATCAACAGCTTTATCGGAAAATTATCAATATCGGATTGCAAACATCTATATCGGCGCGATAACCAGCGGCACAGTTAGCAGTTATAAAGTGTTTTCTGGTCGGATGGATGTGATGAGCATCACCGAAGATGGCGATAGTTGCACCATCACAATGACTGCCGAAAGCCGATTGATTGATTTGGAACGGCCACGCTTGCGCCGTTGGACTAGCGAAGATCAGAAAGGGCTTGATGCCACCGATAAGGGCTTTGAGTTTGTCAATTCGTTGCAAGAGGCATCTATCAAATGGGGCGGCTAGTAGATTGGCCGACACGCTTGAACGATCATATCGAAGAATGGCGGCATAAAAAATTTGAATGGGGCAAGGCTGATTGCGCTTTGTTTTGTTTGTATGCAGAAAAAGCCATTTGCGGATCGTCACGCTTTGATGATTTCATCGGCAAATATCGTTCCGCAGCGGGATCGGCAAGGGCACTGCTAAAGATAGGCGCGGGTGATCTTGCGGCCAGTGTCGGGGCTAGGTTGCGCGAAATAAAGGTGCTTGAAGCGCAGCGCGGCGATGTTGCGCTAATAGACACGCCGCTAGGTGATGCGCTATCATTGGTGGTCGGTGATAAGGTTGCCGCAATGAGCAAAGATGGTTTGATTTTTCTGCCGCTAATGTCGGCAAAGAAAGCGTGGAAGGTGTAAAATGCCACAGGCGGTTATTCCAGCATTAGTCGCAACAGCCGCAACTGCCGGTACAGCTTACATTGCTGGCACAGCTATCACGATGACTTATCTTGCTGGCACGTTTGCGGTTAATCTTGCATTGACTGCCGCATCACAAGCACTTGCGCCAAAGCCAAAGCAGCCAAACATCGGTGGCGGCGGCAATGGCGGCGTTGACCAATCCAAAACTATCACAGCGCGATCATCAAACGCCACCCGCAAGCTGATCTATGGCGAAACCCGCGTTGGCGGTACTTTTGCGTTTATTGAGGCGACTGACAACGATCAGTATTTGCATTTGGTTATCGTTCTGGCGGCGCACGAACTAGAGCAATTTACCACAGTGTTTTTTAATGATGAGGCTTTAACGCTTAGTGGCAGCAACGTCACCAGCCCGTCAAAATATAATGGCCTAGCTGATATTTATCCGGTGACTGTGGGCAATGCTAGTAATATTCCAGCACCATTGCTTGCGCTTTCAAACTGGACAAGCAATCACAAGTTGACAGATCAAGGCTATTTATATGCGCGGCTTGAATTTGATCCTGATGCTTTTGAACAAGGATTGCCAAACATTAGTGCAAAAGTCAAAGGTCGCAAGATTTACGATCCGCGCACAACCACAACAGTTTGGAGCGAAAACCCAGCTTTGGTCATCCGCGATTATTTGACTGACACTGTTTATGGCTTGGGTGCAACGGCAGCGGAAATAGATGATGCCAGCTTTATTGCTGCGGCAAATGTCTGCGAAGAAAGCGTGACGCTATCTGGTGGCGGCACTCAAGACCGATACACATTTAACGGCGTTGTTGATACGCAGAACACGCCGCGCAGCAATCTTGAACAAATGCTGACAGCATTGAACGGTTCGCTTTATTACAGCAACGGCAAATGGTCGCTGCGTGCTGGTGCGTATGTAACGCCGACAGTGACGCTTGATGAAGATGACCTTGCATCTGGTTTGACCGTTACAACCGCTATTTCGGCGCGTGACAGCTTCAACGCCATCAAAGGGCAGTTTGTTAGCCCAGCCAGCGACTATCAAGCCACAGACTATCCTGCCATCACTAGCAGCACGTTTGAAACCGAAGACAACGGCGAACGCAGATATTTAAACCTTGACTTGCCATTTACCGATAACGCTGCACGCGCACAGCGTATCGCAAAACAAATTTTATTTAAGAACC